TTTACCCTTAATGGTGATGTCTTTTTCCGTCACCCAGCCACCGTTACGTTGTATCTGAACCAGCAGGCGGACTTCCGATGGATTCCTGTCCCCCTTTGAGGTGGTTTCCACCAGTGCCTGCACACCGAAGGTAAAACGCAGTCGGTCAATGTTTGCCGACGTGATGGTCCGGGTGATCGGCGTGTCGTATTTCACTTCCGTACCCAGCACCGTCTCGGAGCCGGAGGATTCAAATCCCTCCGGCGGAGTCTGCTCCTGCTCACCAGCCCGGAACACCACCGTGACACCGGCGATGTTGGTATTCCCCTCACTGTCCAGCACCGGCGTACTGTTCAGCAGCACGCTTTTTAATCCATCCACCGGACCTTCAATCGGCCCTTCACTGATGGCGTCTATCACGCTCAGCATCTGGGATGATTTCAGGTTGTCCTTCGCTTCGCGCGGGGTATGCCCCTTACTGCTGCCTTTACCCATTCCTCACGCTCCATAAACGACAAAACCGCCCGCAGGCGGTTTCACATAAAATGTTTTGCATCAGCGACCAATCACCACAACCTGACCACCGTCCCCTTCGTCTGCCGTGCTGATTTCCTGAGATACCACCCGCGACCCCACGCGCATTTCACCGTACAGAACGGGCAGAACATTGCCCTGGGCAACCATGTTATCCAGTGAGGAGAAATACGTGTTTTGTTTGCCGTTATCCGTTGTCTGTGTACGGGGAGTTCTGGCTTTCGGTGCCAGCATCTGCGCCACACCACCAAGTACCATACTGGCACCGAGAGAAAACAGGATGCCGGTCATACCACCGGCCCCAATGGCTGCCCCCCATGCTGCAAGGGTGGCTCCGGCGGTAAAGAATGATCCGGCAATGGCGGCTGCTCCCAGGACAATCTGGAATACGCCCCCTGACTTGGCCCCGGCGACTCTGGGAACAATATGAATCACAGCGCCGTCAGGCAGAACCTCATGTAACTGCGCCGTCAATCCGGACGTGCTGACGTCCCGCCCGGAAATCCGTACCTGATACCAGCCGTCGCTCAGTTTCTGACGAAACGCCGGGATCTGCATGGCCAGCGCCCGAATGGCTTCAGCCCCCGTTTTCACACGAAGGTCGATGCGGCGGCCAAATCGTTGTAAATCCCCGTAAAGGCAGATGCGCGCCATGCCCGGTGACGCCAGAGGGAGTGTGTGCGTCGCTGCCATTTGTCGGTATACCTCTCTCGTTTGCTCAGTTGTTCAGGAATATGGTGCAGCAGCTCGCCATCACCACAGTAAATGGCGGCATGATTCGGCACCGATGAACCAAAACAGCACAGCAGCACATCGCCCGGTTGTGCTGATGACAACGGCACCTGATACAGCCCTGTGGCCTCCAGATTATCCAGATAGAGATTCTGACCGTGACGCCACCAGTCATCCTCGCGATGAAAATCCGGCATCTCAATCCCCGCCAGATGATAAGCATCCCGGAACAGCGTGTAACAGTCCGTCACCCCGTGCTCAAAGCGCCGCCCGGTGAGATGCGGCACACAGCGGAACTTATGAATCGCCCCCCGGCAGACCAGCCACCACGGCAAATCACTCTGCACCTGCAGCCGCCGGTCAGCCTCACTCAGCCAGGGCAGACCACCGGGGTGGCTGTGGACCAGCGCCACAATCTCACCCTGCATTTCTGCCTGCAGCCAGTCCTCCGGAGCCATCCGGAAATAATCCTCCGGCTCACCGGAAATATTCACGCAGGGAAAATATCTTTCCCCCTCCGGCGTTCTCACCACGAAGCCGCACGACTCCGCTGGCGCACATCGCCGGGCGTGCGCCAGAATCGCTGATTCTGTCTCTGTCATGGGATTACTGCGAAAGTTTGTTAATGGAAAGGAAGCCGCCAAAGTTGCCGACGTTATTGCGAAACTTACAGCCGCTCAGGCATTTGCTGCATTTATCCTTCGTGATATCGGACGTCGGCTGGTCATATTCATCCGCGACTGCCGGACCGTGATAACCGCACTCATCACCGCGATAGGTCCAGGTGCAGGTGTTGGCCAGCATGATACGTCCCGGAAAAACAGCGCCATCCGTTTCCGTCGGCGTGGACAGTACAAAGGAGGCACTCACCGCGCTCAGTTCGCTGCACTGCTCGATGCGCCAGCGGCTGATCACCTCCTGCTCCGGATCGGCGTCACTGTTTCCGTTGACGAAGTTCACCGCATCCAGAAAACGGGCGTAAACCTTACGCCGGACCACCGTTCCGCCGACCAGACTCTGCAGATCTTCCGCCATCCCGGTGACCATACCGTACAGGTTAGAAACCGTCAGCGTGGGGCGCGTACTGGTGCCTTTGCCATTCAGTTCAAAACCACTCCCCTGAATGGGATACGGCTGATACTGTCGCCCCTGCCAGGTGACCGGCTCACCTTTTTCGTTCTGCTCATTACAGAAAAAATAACGTTCTCCACCGACCTCTGTCAGGTCGATTTCCCAGAGCACCACGCTGGCCGACTGCTCCGCACGGGTGCATTCATTCAGTGTTTCCTGCCGGATATCCTGCATCAGTTCACCACCTGTTCAAACTCTGCGCTGAACTCAACACGCAGCATACTGACCCGCGACGACCATTTTGCGCAGGTCACCTTTATCTGCCGCCACTCATAAGGCGGCGTCCACAGAAAGGCTTTCCAGCCCCCGTGCTCTTCCAGAAACGACTCCAGTACCGTGGCCTCCTCACGGGGGACAGAAAGCGTCACGCTGTACGTTTTCAGGTTGGCATTCAGCCCGGCAGGCGCTCGCTGGGAATAGCCATCACCAAAGCGCACCTTTCTTACAGAAGGGGCCGAAGCCACATCCATACCGGGTTTCACTTTCCAGCGGAAGGTTTTCATCGTCCGCCTCCGGAGAACAGGCCACCATCACGCATCTGTGTCTGAATTTCATCACGGGCACCCTTGCGGGCCATGTCATACACCGCCTTCAGAGCAGCCGGACCTATCTGCCCGTTCGTGCCGTCGTTGTTAATCACCACATGGTTATTCTGCTCAAACGTCCCGGACACCTGCGACCGGCTGTCAGCCAGACTGCCCGGTGTACCGACATAACCACCGGTGGCATAGCCGCGCATCAGCCGGTAGAGATTCCCCACGCCAATCCGGCTGGTTGCCTCCTTCGTGAAGACAAATTCACCACGGTGAACAATCCCCGCTGGCTCATATTTGCCGCCGGTTCCCGTAAATCCTCCGGTTGCAAAATGGAATTTCGCCGCAGCGGCCTGAATGGCTGTACCGCCTGATGCGGATGCGCCGCCACCAACAGCCCCGCCAATGGCGCTGCCGATACTCCCGACAATCCCCACCATTGCCTGCTTAAGCAGAATTTCTGTCATCATGGACAGCACGGAGCGGGTGAAGCTGCGCCAGTTCTGTTCACTGCCGGTCAGCATCACCGCCATATTCTGTGCAATACCGTCAAAGGTCTGCGTGGCCACGCTTTTAACCTGCGAAAAACTGTCCGTCGCACTTTCCGCCCACTCGCCCCAGCCGGACTTCAGCCCGGCCATCCAGCTTCCACGAAGCTGCTCCTCCGCAGACCAGGTGTTCTTCAGTGCCGATGTGGCCTTCGCCAGCGCAGCCGGATTATCACCGTACACGTCACGAAGGCGCTGCTCTTCCGACTCCCGCTGCGCCTGACGGTCGGTGAGGCCCCGCGCCTGGGCACTGATTGCCGCCTGCTTCGCGCCCTGCTGCTGCTCAAACCGCGCAGCCTGCTGTGCCAGCTCATTCAGCCGTTTCTGGTGTTCAACTTTGTCTCCCAGCTCAGCCAGCTGGCGTTTGTACTCCAGCGTCTCTTTCTCATGGGTCAGCAGGGATTTTTCCTGCTCAGATAACTGCCGTTTCGTGGCTGCCTCTTTCAGGACCGCATACTGATTTTCCGCTTTCCATAAATCGCGACGCTGCTGGCTGATTTTCTCATTCGCACCGCTGTGTTTTTCCAGCGTCCGGAGCTCGGTTTCAAGCGCCAGCAGGGCAGCATGCGCCTGGTCTTCCTGACGCTCACCGGCTGACACTTTGACTCCTGACGACTTCGGCTTTTTCAGCGTCGATTCATAATCCTTTTTCGCCGCCGCCATCAGCGTGTTGTAATCCGCCTGCAGGATTTTCCCGTCTTTCAGGGCCTTATTCAGTTCTTCCTGACGGGCGGTATATTTCTCCAGCGGCGTCAGCAGACGCTCATACGCCTTCTGCGCCTCTCCGGTATACTTCAGCTGTGATGCGTCCCGTTCGGCCCGGTCCCTGGCGGCCAGTTCACCGGCTTTTTCCATATCCGACTGCAGCGTGGCCGCTGCCAGCCCCAGACGGGCATTTTCCCGGTCATTCCATGCGCCCTGAAGGTTGGCCCGGAAAGAGGCGGTTTTTCCCCGGCGCTGGCTCCGGCTCTGGTACCACTGCCATTTTTTATCTGCCTCATCAAATGCCTTCTGTGCACTGGCGAGCATATCCGCTGAGGACTCAGGACGACCGATATCCAGAATGGCATCCCACATCGATTTGAATGCCTTCCCTGTTTTATCCGCCCAGGTCTCCAGTGTTCCCATGTTTTCTTTCAGGCGACGGGTCTGCTCATCAAAGCCTTTCGTGGCGATATCGTTCGCCGCCTGCAATGCCCCGGCCTCGTCTCCGGAACGCTGCAGCTGTGCAACATACGCAATCTGCTCTGCCGTCACGTTACGGAACTGGCGCGCCATCGCCATCAGTCCCGACGTCGGGTCGGTGGTCAGTTTTCCGAAAGCCTCTGCCACCTTGTCCACCTCCACACCGGATGCAGAAGCAAAACGCGCGACACTCTGGTTGATGGCATCAAACTGTTCACCACCACGCACACCGGCATTCACCAGGGCTGCCAGTGACTCACTCGCCTGGTTAAACGTCAGCCCTGCGGCCTGTCCGGCTCTGGAGAGCGTCAGCATGCGATCGGCAGTCAGTCCGGACTGATTACCGGAAAGAACCAGGGTTTTATTAAACGCTGAAAGCGTGGAATCCCCCTGGTACCAGGCGTACGCCAGCGCACCTGTCGCCACCGCCAGCGAGGTGACCCCGACCATCGGCAGGGTGATCGCACCGGCAAGTCCCCTGAACATGGGGATCATCCCGCCGAAGGAGTCCTTCACCTGACCGCCCTGTTGCAGCAGGATCAGCCAGGGATTCTGACCACCGGCAAGCTGCGTGGCGATATCCGTAAACTGTGCGGGCAGGGTTCGCATGGCCGCTTTATACTGCCCGACGGAAATCCCGGCTTTTTGTGCAGCCAGCGCCTGACGACTCAGGTTCTGCTCAACAACACCGGCGGTTTTTCTGGCGTCAGTCTCCAGTCCGGAAAAATGACGCCTTACCCGGCTCATCTGCTCATCGAAACGGACCGCATCCAGACTCAGGTCAATAACAAGATCACCAACCGGCTGGGACATATCTCACACCTCCGGAAATCCCCGCTGAAGCCATCATTAATGCGACATCATCCTCGCTGACATCCGCCACATCCGCAGACGATAAAATCTCACGCCCTCCGTCCCCACCAAACCGGACGCCTCCGGCAAGTCCTGCCGCTTTCTGCATCAGCATTTTTTCCTCATCCGGCATCTCCGTCTGCGCTTCCTCACGCCGGGGGGCAAGCAGACTGAAATCAGAGGGATGCATATCCGGATCGCAAAAAAACAGGCTGAGTACGGCGTACGTCAGCCCGGAAAAATGCATATCCAGTTGGGTATCGAGAAAATAATGCGTACGGTAAAAATGTCGCCAGTCGGCATATTCGGTGGATGTCATCCCGGCAAGCATGGCGCGCCAGTCAGGCCTCCCCATCTCACGCGCCAGTCTGAGGGCAAAATTCAGCTCGCCGTCGAAGACTTTCCCGCAGAAAAATCATCATCAGTCAGCGCGTTATTTTTCGCCACTTCGGTGCTGTCAGTATCCGCATGAACAGCCCCGCTCATCCCGGACAGACGCAACACCACATCTTCCGCCCGGGCAATGGCATCCGCAGGCCAGGTGGTGAGCACCTCCTGTTCGATCTGCATCACAGCCTCATTCATTGACGGTGATGCCGTTTTCTGCGGATGGTTATGCCACAGGGACATCGCCACCAGAAACGCGCCGGTTCTGACGAGATCTTCCACGCTTACCTGCAGGTTGCCGCTGGATTCTGCCTGTTCTGCACGCCGTTTCAGGAGGGCAAGATGCTCAATACGCTGCAGCGCAGACAATTCGGAAAGCGTGACAGACACACCGTTATATTCAAATTGTTCTGTTTTCAGAAACATGTATGACCTCCGTTTACCCTGCAGCGCCCGCTTCAGTAACGGTGACTTCAGCTACCGTGGCAAACTGACCATTACCGGAAATCACGGGGATACTCACTTTTCCAGCCTTAACCCCCGTCACAGTGATCACCATATCTTTCACAGCAATGGTTCCCGTTGACGGATCGGCGGAAACCGCTCTGAACGTCTTGTCGGTTGCACTTTCCGGCTCAAAAGAAACAGTCAGGGTGGTTGTTTTTCCTTTTTCCACGGTACCGGATGTCGGTGTCACCTTAATTGCAGTGGCCGGCGTAATTTCGCTGCGTTCTTCCGCTACGGAAGGTTTGCCCACGTTGGTCACTTTCACTGTTCGGGTGATCACTTCTTTCGCCGTCACTGCCTTACCGATACTGCTGATCCAGCCACGAAACACATCCACCGTGCCATTCGGAAAACGGATTTTATAGGCCCGGACATCGCCGCTTTCAAACCAGCCTATAAGCCCTTTCTGACCTTCTTCTCCCGGTTTCCAGGCCAGTGTAAAACTGGTATCACCTGCAGATTTCTGTCCCTGCCCGGTCGCGCTCCAGTCCGCGTCTTCATCATCCAGGTAGTTATCATCGTAGGATTCTGCCGTCATCTCGCCCGGCGTCAGATCCTTCACCTTAGCCAGTCGCTGCCAGTCATCATCTGACAACGGGTTTGCATAAGCATCACCCTTGCCGGTGTAAACCCACAGAGTGGTACCGGCACCTTTTACCGGCGCCAGGGGATTTGGTGTTGGCATATCGTCCTCACATCTCGTATGTAATGGAATAAGTCAAATCTGCAGAGCTCCATAACGCCATATCGTCATCACGACGATAGTCATAGCCCTGCTGAACCATCGTGGTAATCATCCCTGCCAGTGCAGGGATCGCGGACATCGCCGGATAAATCCGGGACTCCATCCACGAATCCAGCTCTGAATCCGGCACCTGAGCAGGCAGGAAAACTTCAATATGCAGTGTGGCCCGCCAGGTATCCGCATCCAGCTCTTCACCGGTATACTCTGCATCCGTCAGATAAACCGCGACCGCGGGAAAATCCTCTTCGTCAAAAACAACGGGGCGACCATCAAACAGCGTCGCCCCGTGTTCATGCAGCTCCAGTGCATCCAGCACTGCAGCACGGATATCAGTATGTTTCATCGTTTTATCGCAATCCTCAGTTGTTGTTTCAGCGCATATGCCAGTTCTCCGGGCAGGCGTTCACGCCGGATACGGTCAACGTTTTCATCAAACGCCTGTTTCAGTGGGGCCGCCATCGGGATTTTCACCACATCAATGGGGTAACGGTTTTTCCCGGCCACACGCTGCATGACATGCCAGCGACCATTTTTTAATCGCTGAATAAATGCCCGCTGATAACGATGCTGACCGGCTTTGAGTATGCTGTTCGGACGACGCCCCGGCATCCTGATCCCCAGCTTAATCACCGGGAGATCACCGCGGTTAACGATAATTCTGGCATTCGGATTTCTGACCGTCGCCCGTTTCAGTCTGGACCGTTCCTTTACCAGTTTCCGGCTCACCCTGGTCTCCCGGGCAACCTGTGACGAAGACTGATTAATCGCCGTTGTGGCCACGCGGTTAATGGCCATTGCTGAAGCCGCCGGAATGGCGTTTTTACGAACCCGGCTCAGATTTTCAATCGCCTGATCAAGCCCTTTTATCGCCATAATTCACCCTGCGTTTATCGTCGCCGGTTAACTGCCGGTGGTTGCCCACGGTTGAGCCAGAGATAACAACTGCCCCCGTCATCCGGAGAAACACGATCCACCCAGAATGTCTCACCATTAATGGTCAGCGTGTCACCACGCCGCACAGCACGAACCGTATCCGTCCGTACAAATAATGACGGGCAGCTTCCTTCAATACGGACCCCGCTACCGGCAAACCCCAGCGACTCCGGATCGTCAAAACCCCCCTGAACTTCGCTGCCACACTGTGCCCCCGAGGTGAACTGCGCACAGAGCCCCATCACTTCAACAATCGTGCTGTCCACCCCGGCAAGGGCAGCATCAAAGGCATTCTGAAAATCACGCATGCTCAGCCGTTCCGTGCTGTATCATGGCTGTCGCCAGTGGTGATGGCACCAGAACACGCATGCCCCGGTACGTCAGTTCAACGGGACGGCCTGTCTCCGGGCAATACCCCATCACATGCAGGCATTTCCGCACACGGACCGCTTTAACATCATCCGTAGCATCAGTGTTGTGCAACTGCTCACCATCGTCTGTGTGATTTTGCTCAGGCCCGCTCTCATCACCAGGCATAATGCCCTCCCGGGAAGCAGCAAGCTCCTCTTCCCACTCAGACACACGTTGCGCAATATCCGCAGCACTCCCCGACATATCCGCCTCGCGCCCCAGCAGGCCAGCCAGTTGACGAAGACGATTCAGATTTTCTTCTTTTGTTGCCATCTCAGCCTCCTGTGAAAAAAGACACGGGGGCATTTCGCCCCCGCTCACGGATTATTTCACCTGTACCACCACAAACTCATCCGGATCCGGCAGCACCATCAGCGGTGCGGACTGCGTCATGGTGAATTCACGGGCCGGATCGCCCACAGTCAGCCAGTGTTTCGGATAACGGGAAGAGGCCACCACACCTTCGGACAACGCCTGCGCATCCTGAATGGCACCATAGCAACGAATGCCCTCTGCTGCCGTATTCCCCAGGACCAGTGTGCCCTCCGGCAGATAACGTTTTTCGGTACCGTCCTCTGCCACATAAGACGTTTTCGCCACCACAATGGCCAGATCGCCGTAATACCCCTTGAAGGACACCACCGCCCCCAGGTCTTTCACTGCCGTTTCGAGTTGTGAATTTGAGCCGCGACGGGTATCCAGTTTTTCGCGGAACAGCTTAAAACCATTCAGCAGACGCCAGACAGTACCGTCCATAATGGCAATATTCACAAGACCGCTGGCCTGATCGCAGTAGAGGTCAATATCATGCGTCGGATCAAACGTATCACGGTCCTGCTCAGACCATTTTTTACCGTCGGCCTGCTCAATGTTATTTCCTTCAGAGCGTCCAAAATCCACCTCGACAGTATCAAACTGATCCCCTTCCATGGTGTATTTGCCATACAGCACGGCATTCACCGCCTGCATTTCTTCCACCTGGACAATGGCATGCTCTTCCTGTTTGAGGTTATCGGTGATGATACGCAGACGACGGTAGGCCGGGTCGTTCAGTTGAGCCGGATCTTCACCGGGAAGACGCTCAACCGCCTGCTGGTAATTAAATTCGTGTTTCGGCTTGACGTAGCCCGGACGTAACACGCGGGTTTCACCACCGCGATGACGCAGCACTTTTCCTTCAACAACCGGGGAGACATAGGCCGCCACCGGCGTTTTTCCGGTAATTTTGTCCAGCATCACCTCTTCGGTATGGAAATTCACCGTACGGCGGAAAAACAGCTCCAGAAACAGCGCACGAAATTTCACTTTTTGTTCGGTATAACCGAGTAACTGGCGGGTCGTAAACAATCCCATAAATCAGTTCCTTTCATTCAGAAATCAGTCAGGCCACCGCGGTGGCCTGATAACGTGTTACGGCAGCGCCGCGTGACTCAGGGCACTGCCGGCAAAGGCATTTGCCTTTTTGTGTTCATCCACACTGTCAGGCCAGCGGATTGCCTCCGTCGCAAAGGTCCCCGACTTGTAATACGTCAGTACCGTCTCTGTGCCTTCAAGCGGCAGTACCAGTATGCCAACCGCACTACCGGCTTTCTGTCCGTCCCAGACCACCAGTTTCCCGGTAGCTTCATCCAGCATCAGGGGCGTCAGTGCCGGTGTTGCCGAGGAAATCCCGCTGCTGCCTGTGGCGGTATGAGCCGGATCATTACCGGCAAAAATACGTACTTCCGCACGCTGTTCAGTGATGGTTTTCGTTACCATATTGTAAAAACCTCCTGTTGATGGTCAGCACTGACTTCATGGCATAGCCATGAGCATTTTCACGTCCGCATCACCGTCTGCTGACGTCTGTGGCACGCCACCCTGTACCGCTGCCGGTGAATGGTTCGCCATGATGCGTTCAAACAGGGCGGTTGTGGATGCAGAGACCGGTTCTGCCTTACCTGATCCCGCAGCCAGCACAGCCCGGGCGCTCTCCACAGTCATTCCCGGGCAGGCAGCCAGCTGTTCAGCCTGCGCCTCAGCCCCTTTTGCCTCATCCAGTGCCATGATCTGATCACGGAGTGAGGGTCCGGCATCCGCCTGCGGTGAAGCAGCCAGGATCGGGCGGGCTTTTTCCACCGTCATCTCCGGCATCGCCGCCAGCGTTGCCGCCAGTTGTTCACGACCGTTCGCTTCTTCACACGCCATAATGCGATCGGCTTCACTCTGCGTGGATGCCACCGGCTGCTGCGGTGCCGCCGCGGCCAGAATCGCCCGGGCCTGTTCAACGCTCATGCCCTGTTGTCCTGCCAGCATCGTGGCAAGCTGTTCACGTCCTTTCGCTTCCTGGCATGTCAGGATCCCCATCACTCGCTGGTTCTCCTGCGCGGCGGCTTCCGTTGCAGTTAATTGCGGCATAGTGCCTCCTCTGACATTACTGTTCAGCGCCGTGGCCATCACACTGATGGCATCCGACGCATTGACTAATTCATCCGCCAGCCCGGCATCAATGCCGGACTGACCTTCAAAAACGGCGGCCTCTGTTCCCGTGACGGCATCAACAGACAGACCGGTAAACATGGCCACTTTTTCGGCAAACATCCGGCGCGCCGCATCAATGCGCTGCTGCATGTCCTGGCGAACCTCTGCCGGTAAGGCTTCAAACTGATTGCCATCCACCTTGTGCGCCCCTGAGTAAATCAGCGTGATATCCACACCGGCCTGCGCCAGATGACCGGCATAGCTGACATGGCTCATCATCACGCCAATGGAGCCGATACGGGATGTCTGGGTAACCAGCCGTCGGGAGCAGGCCGACGCCAGCAGCATGGCTGCAGAACAGGCCGTGTCATTGCACAGTGCCCAGACCGGCTTCTGCTGACGGAGGCGGTAAATCATGTCAGCGCAGTCAAACGCGCCGGCGGCCTGCCCGCCCGGACTGTCAATGTCCAGCAGTATGCCCCGCACCTGGCTATCTGCCATTGCCTGCTGAAGACAGGCGACAATGCCGTCATAGCCAGTCATTCCGGAAAATGGCCGCATCCCCCCCAGCCGGTGCACCAGCGTGCCGGTCACCGGCAGTACCGCAATACCGTTCACCACCCGGTAAACACGGGCCGGTCGTTTACCTCCGGCCATGTACTCGTCCGTTTCAGCCAGCATTCCGGGAGCATCAAGCTGTACCTGCTGTTGTGGTACCGAAAGACTTGCTGCCCCCATCTCGCGCCCGAGCGCGCAAAAGAAAACCCGCGCATAGGCGGGCTCCAGAAGCAGCGGTTCATTGAATGCTGCGGCAATAATGTGTGAAAGATTACGTCTCACGTGGTGTTGTCTCCTCTTCCGGCCTGCGACTCTCCGCTATCTTCTGCTGATACGCCTGCGCTATCCACACCGGACGTGAGAGTCCGGCTTTTTCCCGCTCTGCAGATTCCCTGACCTGCTGGCGGAAAATGTCCTGATAATCCTCACCCATCAGCGCCAGCTCTTTCTCATACGTGCTCAGTCCGGCCTCAATGCGCATCACTGATTCCTGAACCTCCTTGAGCCCGTCAATGGCCATTCTTCCGGCTCCAATCCACTCAGCCCGTGACCAGGCTGATCGCGCCTGATAAAAATCAAAACGTGCCCGTGGCGGACGAATAATCCCCCGAAGAAGTGCCTCTTCCAGCCAGCAGGAAAACATCTGCGTGGCCAGCCGGGACGCAATAAATTTTCGCCGCCCCATAAAATAGCGCCACGACTCATTGGCGGATGCGCGGGCACTTGAATAACTGACCTTCGAGTAATCACGGGACAACTGTTCGTAGGAAACGCCAAGACCGGCGGCGATATACCGCAGCAGCGCCTGTTCAAGCGCCGAAAATCCATTGTCTGAATCCTGCGCGGTCTGAAGTTTCAGATCATCACCGGGGAAAAGGTGCGGAATTTTGACACCACCCAGCGTCACGCTATTCGTGTCATACCAGGTGGAGAACTTATCCAGAATATTAATAAGCGGATTATCCTTCTGCCCCTGCGGCGCACCGGCGATATATTCAAAGGCCTTTTCGGTATCAAGGTCACTTTCAATCGTCGCTGCATACATCGCCTTCACTATGGCCGACTGAAGCTGTGTTGCCTGCAGGGAATCGAGCATCTTCAGCCGTTCCATGACGCTGTAAAACTGATTGGCCCCACGGGTCTGCCCGTCCTCCACCGGCTCGAAAATATGCAGCATGGCCGGACGCCCGGTGGGAAGTTCACGCGGGATCCGTTCCCATCGTCCACTCCCGGAGAACGGAAAATCATCCTCACAGATATGGTACGCAACGGCACGACCATATCGATCGACCTCCACACCGGCCCGCAGAAAACGGTTCCCCATACCGTGTCCTGGCGTGTCCACCCGTTTCGGACTCACGGCTTTAAAACGCGTACGAAACAGTTGCGTGCTCTCCGTATCCCAGACCGGCTGCACAAAGATTTCGCCGTTAAACGCATGAACGCCCACACCTTCACGAATAAATTCCGTAAACGTGCGTTTCTCTTCCACGTCGATCTCGCCAAACATCCCTTCGGCGTATTCCGACCAGGCCGCCTCCACCTCATCGACAAAACTTTTTGCCGCAGTCTCCCGCATCCCCAGCCAGCGCCAGTTCGGACGGTAGCTGATCAGAAACATATGCCCGACAATATGATCCTTATGCAGGGCCACCGCATTGGCCGCTATCCCGTTATTGCGCACCAGATCATCTGCCCGGGCATTCCCCAGACGCAACGCAGGCAGCAGGGCTGCATCGGCACTCTGCGCCGGTGGCAACCACTCCGCCATTTGCCCGCCAAATCCTGCACCGCCCCCGTTGTAGCTGAGACTCTCACGAAGCGGAACGCCGTTCACATCAATCAGGACAGGCGTTCGTTTCATAACCTCACTCCCAGCGGACGACGGCGACGCCGGGTTGTCCCCAGTACCGACTCCGCATCATTGATCGCCCGGTTAAGCTCATCCAGAGAAGCCGCCGTATATTCAATTCTGCGACCATCTTTCTGGACAGACACCACCCGTTTACCGGTTAATAAATCAAGGCGCGCCTGACGCAGCGCCTGCAGTTCAGCGACTGTAACCATTCACTCCTCCGGACAGCTTCGCTGCCAGTTCTTTCAGGGTTGGCCGGGTCGTCTCTTCTTCCCGGGATTTTGCCAGTACAGCCAGATCAAGCTGCCAGCGTTGCACGGACACACGTAATGCCGCGTAGGCATACACCAGGCAGTCCAGCGCTTCGTTACGCCGCTTTTTGTTATCCCACAGCAGACGCATCTTTCCTTTTTCCCACTTCTCCACAAGCTCTTCCGCTACCAGTTGCTGCGCCTCTGTCTGCGAAAAAATCTCCGGATCATCAGGAAAACGGATGGCATACGACGTGGCTTCATCCGCAGGCGTGGGATCGGCTTTCATACGGGCATAGAGAATTTCTTTTGCGGTGTCCGTCCCCACTTCACACAGATACACGCCCCGCTGATTGCGGGTTTTCGGCATGGTGATCACCGGCTTGCCATAGACAGACGCGCCCTTTACCGGCAGCACCCGGAAAACACCGTGTTTTTTTGATCTCTGATAAACAATTTCACCATCGATTCCCCCGGTGTCCCAGCAGACACGGGAAATGGTCATTTCGGTGCCATCCGCATGGCGGTATTTTTTGTTGATCGCAGCATCCACACGTAACAGCGTCTCTTCCTCATCGGGACGCCCCATAATGATGATTTTATCCACCAGAAAGGCTTCCTCTCCCGGTGCCCATCCCCAGACATACATCTCAAAACGGTTTCGCTGCGAGTCAATGCCCGCCGTCAGATAAACCACCCGGGAAGGCACCGCCGCCGTGTAACGCACAACCTTATCCATCAGTACCTGGTGATCGAGTTTTTCGCCCACGGCCTCTTCCCAGGTCTCGCCCAGCGTGGTGTTCACAAAGGTTTTCAGGCCGTTGGGATCTTTCAGTGCATCCAGCCAGTCATAGACAATCTGTACCCAGGTGGTGAACGGACTGTACGCCGTCCAGATATGGAACGTGATGGAGCGCGGCGGCGGAATTTCATCACCCCGGGCGCTGAAAAACGTCAGACCGTCACGGGTCCACATGCCCGTGTTTTCACAGATCCACCGCCCGTTGCTCTGGTCCAGTTCAGACTTATGGATCACGCAGCCATGATGTTCACAGAGGTAGAAAACACTTTCGGGGCTGTCCTTCTCCCATTTAAGCCCAAAAGGCGTGGACTCATCGCCAAATTTCAGATACTGCGCCTCCCCACAGTGCGGGCAGGGCACATAAAAACGCATAAAATGCGCCGACTCGTTAGCGGCTTTTTCGATCTGGCAGGTGCCTTTGATTTTAGGCGTCGAGCCGCGAATGGATTTTGGCCACACCGACCCCTCAATACGCTTATCCCCCAGCAGGGTTGGCGAGCCCTCTTTTTCGACATCCGGCTCGAACGAGGAAAGTTCGTCATAGCAGACCACGTCCACGGATTTTTCACGGTAGTTTTTGGCGGCAGCGCCGCCCAGGCACCAGAAACCGACGCCCGATGAAAAGCGTTTCAGCGTGAGAGTATTGTCACGATGTTTACGACCCAGCCATGGGGAAAGGTCTTTCAGGCATGGCACGTTCCGAATCGTCGCCTCCACGTGAGACTTCATAAAATCTTCAGCGGCAGAATCCGTGGGCTGAAAAAGCAGACTGTTTCGGGATTTATGCTCAATAAAATACCCGACCACCCCCAGCAACATCTTTGTATAGCCAACACGGGCAGATTTAATCAGGTTAACCGTGCGAACCTGGTCGTTACCCATACAGTTCATAATGGCGATCTGGAATGGCAGCGTTTTCCATTCTCCCTCACCATATGAAGATTCTTTAGGCAGATAATAATTTTGATCAGCCCATTCAACTGCCGTCATTGGTACAACCCTGACCAGAGGCTGCAGCGCAACCGAAACGGCAGCCATCATATTATTCAGTTGTTGCTCTGATATATTCATCGAGTAAATCCGGTAATTTATCCCCTGCCCGCGCACACTGATTTGCCCCCTTAGCAATAAGGGTTTTCAGATGGTCAAGATGGCGCGGTGTTAAATCAGGAAACTGTCGCTGCATGGATAAAGGGATGGAATCAAGCGTACTGGATAACGCCATTGCCAGCTTACTGAGGGCAAAAATACAGAACCCGGTGTCAATAAGTTTTCCTTTTGACACCTCATTTTTTAACTGCTGTGTAACAGCCTGTTCTGCTGTCAGTTCCCATCTGGCAATAAGCAATTTCTCCTCATAGTCGTCTTCGCTATCGCCATCAGGCACATCGTTTTTACTTCTCCTCAGATACGATATGTAAAAATCGCGCCAGGCATCCAGATCCAGTTGCCCTCGCTTATTCGATATCGGGGCACCCGGCAATTTCTGCAATCTGCGAAGCTGGCGATCGGTCAGACTTAAATGCCTGGCAACTTCAGTCTGCGTAGCCACTCCTCACCTCGCAAAAACTCTCACCTCACAATCACAACAAAACCGGTCATGTCCGGTTTACATGTCTGTTTTTTGTTCATGTCCGGTTCACAGAAGACCTGTTTTTATATTTTTCATATAGTTAACTTGCAGAGAAACCGGACATGGATCCCGGAAAATTTTCATAAATAGCGAAAACCCGCGAGGTCGCCGCCCCGTAACCTGTCGGATCGCC